CCGCAAAAGCGGTGTTCGCCGTATAAATTGGGGTGACAGTCATAAGCTCCCAAGGCTTTGAAAGGGCCGCCCCAAAAAACACATTATACGCAACCCCTGACGAGTTGGTCGTTACCGCAACACCTGACGACCCCGTGTTAATGAGGGCCTGAAGCCCAACTCTGATATTTTCTCTATTTGAAGCGTCGTCACCTGCAAATGTGATCTCTTCAGTCAAGATCCCCTCTAACGCTATTTTATACCGATCTCCTTCACCATGGTTAGAAAACGTTAGGATTTGAATCTCAGTTTTGTACGTTGCTGGGCTTGACGCATCGTTAAAATCGTATTGCGGGATATTGGTAAAAGGCGCGTCTGTGATCGCCCACGCTGTATCTGATGTTCTTGTTATTAGTTTGGTTTCTTCGTCTTGGTGGCAAATGATAGCAGTATCGGCAGATTGTATATAGTCAAACTCTTGAACTTCTGCCAATGTCCATGGGGTAGTGAGATAATCGTTTCCTGACCCTGCGATATTAGTCTGTAATACTCCAGATTTATAGATCTCCATTCGGAACGCAGAGAACACGAGTAAATAATTCTGTTCAACATTAAAAGAGAAACTTTCCAACCGTCCATTTGCCAGGGCTTCTCCTATAAACTCCGTTCCTGGTCTCTTCTTCAAGCCACCCTGCGGTAAGCATAGAGTGTTGGTCCCAGTCTGGACCCCGTTGTAATAGGCGGCTAGGTCTGTGCGCCCAATTAATAAAGGGTCTAGCTCCCCCCTATTTAAATTGCTTTGTACTGTCCATAGATCACCCACGATTAAATAACCCTCCTCCATACTGCGCCTGAACAAATGGTGAGGATATGATTGGTTCCTGGGGTCTGCCTTGCGAGTCTATATTTCTCGCTTTGGCTATTGCTTTCATATACTTAGCCTCGTACAGTTCCGCTTTGCTGGTGCTTTCTGTCACTGATAAAGCGAACTCCGAAGCTAGCTTATATTGGAATGCTGTAACAAAGTGTGCAGGTAACGCCGTCTCGTCAACCTGATACACATAACGCGCCATCAATGACGACTCGTTAGAATAAAGAAGATCCCCTATAATGACATAGTTGGACCACTCAAAAACGGCCCACAATCGGATTAAATCAACCGGGACCTGGTAAGCATAGGAATAGCCTGTTCTTGTATCTGGTGTGGCTGATAACCGGCTCAATACCTGCTCTTTAAGCGCAAACGACCACGGATGTTCCGCTAGCACCTGCTTGTATGTTTCTGGGTAGATGTTGGCGGCGACTTTGGCCCCTGCCCCCTCTTCCTCAGTGAAAGATGAGATAGGCTCATCACCTATCAATAATAGGGCGTTGCTGGCGATGTCAATATTTGTGGGCATATGGCACCCTTTAATCTGGGGGGATTAGCCCCCAGATAAGCTTATGGTTAGCTGAGTCCTACTGAACCAACGTTTTCGACGATTGTGCCGTTACCGGCTGAGTCAAACCACACTATCAAGCACTCTTTCGGAGCGTTCAGAGTGGCAACGTTGTTAGTCCCGTTAAAGGTTCCGGCTGTCAGTGTCAGTGTATGAGCTGCTGTTCCAGATGCTGAAGTATTGACCACCACAAAAAGCCCCTGATGAGCAACGGCGGTTGCAATAGTTGCCGCTACGACTACAGTCGCATGGTTAAGCTCAAGAGACTGTACGCCAGGGGTGCATGCTGCTGTCGCTGTAAGCTCCTGGGATGTCTGAAGTTGGGTTGTGACCACTCCTGAAGTTACGGCAGATACTATCAAGGTATTGATAACACTGCCATTCACTACGTGTATGAAGTCACCAGCCGCAAGACTCATATAAGTGCCGTCAAAGTAACCAGACGCCTTTACAGTTGCCAACGTGTCTGTATCTTCTTTGTAGATGTACTGTCGTGGTGCGTTGCTGTTTGCCTGTGCTGATACAGGTAAAAAATAATCTTGGTCGAATGCCATGATGATCCTCCTTAAGGATTAATAGTTTATGTTAAAAGCCTCCACGGGGAGAGAGTTCCTCGGGGCAAGGCCGTGGAGGCTATACCCCTTCCGGATTATACTCTTTCGTCGTAAACAACCTTGACGATTCCCTGTGGTTCTCTAGCTACTGCGCCAGCCTTGTAGACTGCGTTAGTCAGCCATGATGTCTTGGTCGGAATCCAATCAATACTAGTAGTCATGTCTATTCCGACAGCGAGACCAATAGCTGATTTGCAGTAAGCGAAAGCCTCCTCGTCACCTACTACGCCCGGCAGTCCACCTTCCTCCCTTAAACCGATTACATGCCAGTCAAAGCCCATCCAGGTATTGATCTCGCCGTTGAGGAGAGCTTTTACACTGTTATAGTCGGAGCTGGACACCTGTGAGAGGGATAACAGCTCATTCAGCACATTAGCCTGTACTACAAAGTGTTTATCTTTCTCACCAGCCTCTATCTCGTTGAAGTGCTGTGCAACCCGCCTTACTACTGCAAAGTCAAAGTTTCTTGAAGCCGAGATATCAACGACCAGACCTGTATCTGGGTTCTGGTCGTTGGTTGCTGCAAAGGTCACGGCATCTGCTGCATCAATTATAATCTGGTCCTCTCTTCTACCTATTGCGCCGGCTATCGTCTGGGCAAGTTCTGACTTCTCTTCGAAGTTTACCTCAGCCTGATTAAAGATATCTGTATACTCGCCAGCGTCCCAATTTTCCAAGGCAGCTGTTTGACGTGCGTGAGAGATGTCCATAGGTGTGACGTCAGCTTGAGTGGCTTTCTGGTTAGCCATACCTTTTCCAATGCGTGCGAACTTGTACGACTCGCCGACAACGCCAGTACGCAAAGATACTGTGTTTCTGAGCGTTTTCATCCCCTGGTATTCGTGTTTAACCTCTTGGTCAAATGCAATTACAGCTGAATTTGTTAGGTTTTTAGACATTGATATGTCCTCCATTTTGGTGTTCGTTCAAAGTTTTTGGCTTTGATCGAGTGTCCGAGACATTCGGGTCGATTTTTGCGCCTGTTAAGGTTCAAAATCCCTGGTGTCCGGCTCCAAAATGGAGGTATCGGAAAGGATAATTGAATAATTATTAAATACTTAAACTAAATTGTCAATACTATTAGCCACCTATAGTGATATTATGATCACCAGATCCGTATAGCTGGTTCATCATCCCATCAACTTTTTTCCTGAATTCTTTGTCTGTTCCGTATCTCCTGTTCCCATATGCGTCCTTTTCTTCAAACATAAGCTTGTCGATCTCTTCTTTACTTACTCCACCCGGTGCGGGGTCCCCTTCTGCATTAACTGGTGCGCTTCTGGTCTGCGCGACTAGCCACTCTATGGCCTTTACTGTATCAGCGGAAGAGGCAGCGTTCCTAAACCCCTCCACTAAGTCACCCGGCATATTGGCATTCGCCCACGAATTAAGATTATCTACCCTTGCCTCTGCGTTATTGCCTAGAGACTTCATCTCATCAGCCTTGTAAGCCTCCACCGCCTCAGCTTCCGCAACTTTAGACATGGCGTAAAGATCTATCATCTTGTCAAAGCCGCCCTGGTCCATCTTGATATCTTGCGCGAACTCCATTGCAGACGCCATTAGGGGATCATCGTTATCTATTTCAACCCCGGACTCTTTGAGCTGGTCTGAGACATTGACCTCGTAGGTCTCTGGTGCGCCTGTGAACGCTCCGAAACGCCCCTCTAGCTCTGTGTATGTCTTGGCCTGTTCAGACATATTGGCGTACTTCTCCCTTAAGTACTCGGGCCGTTCGCCCTCCCCTGGCACTCCATCTGCATAATAATATGCTGGCTCTACTGGTGTCCCTGCCAGATCTGCTACAATTTCAGCCGCGTCTTGTGTCTCTGTTGCCTCTGTTGTCTCTTCGCTCATTTGTTTACTCTCCCTTTTCTACCCGGTTAACGGTTAGGATTATGCCCCTGATGAACCTTTTCTGGCCCTCTCTAATGCCAGCTTCGGCCATATCAAGCCCACTCTCTACGGTTGGGGTCATAATCAGTGCCTTTTCCCATGTACCAATCAATTCTTTACCCTCTGCGCTCTGCTCGAACACCTTATGTATTAAGTAGTCAAGCCTGTTTGCCTGTGCTTCTCCGTCTTGGTTCTGCCTGAGTGCTTCGGCAGG